TTAACGTACCAGCCAGACCAGCATGATGAGGATGGCGACTAACAAAATCCACACGCTGGGACGTGTCGCCATATTTTGCAATGTGTTCATTAATGGTGGAAAGGGATTGAGCAGTGGCTGGATGTCTCGTGGATCAATCCCTTTAACCCGCCGTTGATAGAGCTGGTTCAGGATATCCTCAGCCTGTACAGAAGAAAGGACGGATTGCGCGGAAAGGCCATATTTTTGCTCGATATACGCGGATAGTGCTGCCAGCTCGTTGGTATCCAGCGGTTTCTTTAGCGCCATCTGAAGCGATTCCAGCGTCGGGGTATTTTGTTGGCTTAAGCTCTGACGCGCCTGCAACCAGGTGACCAGATGGTTAAACAGTTTTGCCGGGATTAGTTCGCCATCTTTCACACCAGAAAGCTCCAGCATCGACTGCCAGATCTGCTTGCTGGGTTCCCCTGTCGCAGCGGCGAGTTTAGTCACCAGTTGTTTAAGCGTATTATGCTCCGCCGGTAATAAAGGACGATCGGTAGCCTGACGTTGCTGTGGTTGAGGAATAACCATTTTCCCTTCCTGTAACAGGTTAAGAATGGTCTTTAATTGTTCTGGCGAGAGTTGGTTAAGCGGTGTCTGACCAAAGTTATTTCGGATGTAATCCGTAACCGCCTGACGGTTATTTCCCAACCGTAAATATTCCCCTAACTGGGCTAAAAGCCGACGAGCAGAATAGCTCTTTTGCGCGGCAAGCAGACGTTGCGCGAGGTTATGTTCCGCAGCGGGGAAGTGGCGCGAGAGTAAAGGTGAATCGCCTGGCAGGCCGATGTCGTGTTTGATGCCGGCCCATAACTCCGCTCTCTGTTGTTGCGTCAGCGAGGTTACTTTGGTCATCAAGCTTTCCAGGGCGGTACGTTGCAGACTGGATAAAGGCTGATTGCCTGCGCTGTTTTCCCGGTCTGGCAGTTGCCCGGGAGGAGGGCCGGAAATAGGTTGTATCATTATGTATCCTTATACCTGAAATCATCGCAAGTATGCCTGGGCGCGAGATTATGGCACACTTGTTTGGTTAACTCTCGTCTCATACAGGTACCACAAACGTGAAAATCCTTGTTGATGAAAAAAATGATGACTTAATTTATTGATGTAAAAGGATTTATGTCAGCGCGTGTCCACGCAGTGACCACATTTTCGAGTACAGATAACACAAAGCCCGTTTTCACGGGCTTTGTGTTGTCTGTGATTGTGGCTAAGCCACATGATTTAATACTATTTCCAGTTACAAGCAGCTTGAAGCGGTTTTAGCGCGTTTGACAGGCCGTTTAAATTGAAAGTTGCACTTACGGGGCTCTCATTATAAGGCGTTATTTTTGTATACATTTTGCTTGAGTTGGCTAGTTTTCGGATGAAATCAATGTCATTACCTTTATAAAAAACAGCCTTTGTATCTGTAGATACTAGCCAGTTTCGCTCAACTGCTTTCTGTTTATCAAGGCGATAAAGCATGCTGGTTTGTTCAAGGCCTAAATATACATCCCAACTAAGAAATACTTCTGTTTTCTTTTCTCGGCAAGCTATAAACAGAGTAGGAGTAACCGTTTCTCCAAATGGAGTTCTGATATAATCATCACTTTCTAACGATAAAATTACATTTTTCGAATCATCAATTGGCGATGTAGTAATGGATGTGTGCCATTTTCCTACATCTGTGGCTTTCTCTAATTTTGATTCAGCTTGAACGGCTTTATCCTGTGGGAATAGTTTATCGTAGCAGTTTAGTCTGGCTTCTTTATCATTTTCTGCACGACATTTAGATATCTCAGAAAGATTTGGTTGCTGAGCCTCTGTTGTTACTGGCTTTTCCGTTTTAGATTTTGAGTTTACAGATGGAGTAAATGTTGGAGAAAAGAAACGATCATAACAAGATAAACGTCTATCATCATCTTTCTCATCAGGGCATTGATCTCTGCTTTCGAATTTTTCAGCAACTTTCGTTCGAGTCGGTTGTATTGACTTATCGTAACAAGAAAGTCTGTCTTTATTATTTTCTATTGCTCGGCACTGGAGTACTGCATTGAAGTTCTTATGTTCAGTTGCTGCGTGAACAGGCAGTACACTAATTGATATAAATGATGCACCTATAGAAAAAATTATATTTTTCATTTTATTATCCCTTTGGTTTAGTAAGAAATACTAAAATTCCGATGATGATATCACCAATAACCCATAAGCTTCCAATGGTAATTAAACCTAAGCCTGTACCAATAACTGCACCGGTTTTTTCGGCATCGGATGTGGCATTATTTATTATTTCACTAGTGCCTCCTAGTCCAACTAAAAGCGTATAGATCATAAAAATATTAAATAATATAAAAACCCACTTAATGATCCGTCCAAAAAATGAACGCTTAAGTTTTTGTAGTTGTTTACCACAAGCAGGGCAATACAATGCTGAATCGCTCACCTCTTTCTGGCATTCAGGACATTTGATTAATGCCATGTAATCCGCCTCCTTTGGATTAATACGAGTTGATATTTGTTACAAAACATTTTGATTTTATCAGATTTTTTTTTATTGATAAGTGTCAATTGATTAGCTGGTATAGAGTGAGGCATATAGAAGGGCTGGTCTGTATCAGTATGTGATGCAAAAATCCCACAGTTTCATGGAATTTTTGCATTTAGAGCTGTGAGATAGGGTGCCTTATCGACCTTACCCTAGCCCCCGATTGACGGGGGATTACTCCCCCGTCGCGGTTTCCTTACTGCTTACACTGTAAGAACGCCGCAAACTCCGCTCCCCAGAAGCTCATCCGTATTTCACACAGCGAACCGTGCAGCATCCAGATGATGAGGATTACCGTCACGCAGAACGTGATGGCTATCAGCGATTTTTGCGACATAGCGCTTGCTCCTTTTTTGTGGAGGCGCTAACCTATCACTTGCTAAGGTTAGATGGTCAGGGCCTCGGTTAAACAGAGATGTTTTCCGGGGCCTTTCCACATCCGGCCTTTGGGTATTCCCTCCAGCCATTAGCCGAAAGGCACCCGCGCGTAATCTATCGCTTTTTTGTTACTCCGGCAATTCTGCCTGTTAATTTTGAGGCAAAGGCAAACTCATCTGATTGTTTCCCCTGTGTGAAGCTGGCAGCTCATGCCACGGGATACCTTCTGAAGAGTGAACGCCGGAGGCGTGTTTCGATGTGAATTTATGGAAAGCTTCCAGTGTTGAGAAGCATACGCCGCATTCTAGATTGTTACACTGGTAATACTTTTGCCGCACGGTGTTTGAATCATTTTCAGGACGACTGGTGCGGATACGGGCAGATGCGCGACAAAGCGGACAACGGAACATAGCGACCTCCCTTAACGTAGTGCAGGGGCTATTCTAAGTTGTTCTGGCTCATACTCCAACAGCCAGTCCGTTTCGAGCGAAAAGCGGTGATTTAACTCTTGAAGAAATAGGCTTTGATAAGATTTATCCAAAGCCTGTAAAAGATTGGAATGTTTTTTATCCTGTCATCTATTTTGGGAAAAGATCAGGAAATAGTTATGCACTTATAGATTTACTATAGCATTGTATTATTTGAGTACACCCTCATGTTTTGATTTGTGCGCTAATAGAACTTTTCTGTCTTTTCTTCTGCTCTTGAATGTATGTCTGCACCATTTCTGTTATGGTTGAAAATGCACTATGTTCTTCTATAGTTATTTTTAATTTAAATGTTTTAATGACCGGATTGGTAAGGTTATTTGCATCAACTCTTACCTCAATTGCACCATTCACTTTCTTTGGTTTGTTGGCTGTATATACGAACAACGGGAATATTTCTTCTTTGACTTGATGACGCCACTCTTCGCATTCCAGTGATACAACTTGAACTGGCACATTTCTCTTTTCTTTATAATAAAAATCGTTTTTATCCCTTTCTGTTGGAGTAAGAGATAACAAAGGACCAATTTCTTTTGAAATTATACTGGATAGCGGTGTTTCCAAAGCTCCCCAAGCGTAAGGCATTCTTTCTGTTACGCCACATACACTACGCCATTTTCCTTTGGGTGCGGTAGGGGCTGAAGGTAGGTCAATCCTTTTGCTTTCAGTCAGCTCTTCCATTATCTCCCAATTAAATCCACACAGACGAAAATCTCCTTTTGCTGTAAATGTTACCACAGCACGTTCAGCGATAGTATAACCTGTGTTTTGTAATAAAAACGACAGCGGGTATTTTATTGCCTTCGGATTAATATGAGTATGACAGTTTTTCAGTATTTCTTCACACTGCTTTTTCCAAAGTGGATAATGTTTTTCTTTATAAAGAGAAATATCATCTGCTGATACAGGGAAATACTCCTGTTGACTAAATGACTTGATGATTTTTTCTAGTGATTGTGAGGTAGTTTGTTCATTGTCAAAGTTTGTAACCAATGGGAATGCATCCGTTAGTTGACAAAGCAAATTATCAACTTCATATTCAGATAAAGCTGTATAATAAGGAAGTACAATATTTAATTGCTCGTCATCGGCTGCTTTAATGCTGAAATCGGGCATAGACTGAGTGAATTGCTTCAGCTTAGCTTCCAGCAATTTAATTTGTTTATCCTTTTCATCTGGCTCAGCAGGAAGCAACCATGAAGAAGGCACTTTATAGCAGATTATATTATGTTTTATTGCTGAAAAACGTGGACCGCTATCATTGGTAATGATTGCCACCTCCGAATCTGGATCGTCAGCGCAATACCCTGCCGCAATACCAACAAAACGATCGTCGGCCTCCTGATAATCCAATTGTTCAGATAACTGTTCACATGGTTTCAGGCTTAGATCCATGGTAAGAAAAACTCGCGGCGAGCGTTCACGAATAACAAGAGTCATGTCAGTTGAATCAACTACTTGATTAAATAGGCTAGCAGCCTTCCTTGCTTTTTTGGATAGGCGGGAATTACCTTGCCCTTTCTGGCGGTCAATCTCTTGCTGAATGGGCCTTGTAATAATGATACATACTTCATCACAAGCAGTAATCTCGGAAAAATTTACCTGCGTCAAGGCCTTGCATTGTAGAAAAATGTTTGAGTCTGGGAATAAATACAGCTTTTTGTTCATTCAAACCTCAACTATGTCAATGGTGTTAGATTAATATAATAATAGTTATCAATTGGTTATCAAAGCATGATTCTTACCACCCCTGATGTCAGGTAGAAAAACACCATATGTTTCTGCTCTGTTTTTCCTTAGAAATAGGCATCCTTGCTGGAACAAAGCGAGCAGCTATATTGACTCTATGTTGTGAGTGTGTTGATCCGTTCTGAGTTAATACATTTAAGTTGCTCACTCTGTTTCTGCTATCCATTCCGGGATTTTTGCTTCAAGTTCAAGCTGCGTGGTAAAGCCACTGTTATCAATGGTGTGCTCGGCTTTTGCAATAATCCAGTCCTGATTGTCGATGTCACTTTTGAAGCCTGTCACCGTGCCATGCATTTCGGGATAGAGTTCTGCACGTCCACGCGCCAGCGTGATGGAGAACGCTGCGGCTCCGCGTTGTAGCTGCTGCCACTTTGCCGCCGCTGCGCGTCTTGCTGCCTGCTCGTTCTGATAAGTCTTGCGTAACACAAACACATTGCCTTCCGCGCCTTCCATATAATCACCTTCACGGCTGCTACTTTTCTCCTTTTTGGGTTTTGGCGGTTTACGGCGTTTCACGCTGACTTTTTTCTTTTTCCCGTAATTAAGATCAAGCCAGTAAGCGCGTACCCCCGTATACGCTTCGCGGTCAGCAATGCGGAACTGATGGCGATCGCCACTGCTGCGTGTGATGGCAAACGATGGTAATGGTTTTCCCTGCGCGTTCACGCCACCACCTGGCATGATGAATAACAGATTACCGCTTTTTACCGTGGTGATTGCGCCCAGCATTTCCGCCATGCGTGTAAGGAAGGACATGTCGCTTTCTTCGGTCTGGTCAGCGTGGTCGATTTCAATATCCATCAGCATTTCGCTGATTTGCGGTTTCAGGCCGTATCGGTGAGCAATTGCAGACACCACGCGTTCAACGGTCACATCATGCCAGGATACTTCGCGCTTGACGTTAAATTCATCCCGAAAATCTGCGCTTCTGGCTGAAATGGTCAGTCTGTCGGGCGGTCCTTCATGAGCAATTTCATCAACAATGTAAGTGCCTTTTTCTGTCAGCGGTTCACCTTTCCAGCCAATGAGAACCGTCAGGCGAGCGCCCCGTGGCGGCAACTGCAACTGACCATCAGCATCATCCAGCGTGATGGTTAGCTGGTCTGCTTCAAATCCCCGGTTGTCGGTCAGTGACAGGCTCATCAGGCGTTCTGCCACACCGGACAGCGTTTTCCCCTCCGCGAGAATATCAAAATCAGGCATCTTCACGGGGTCAGTACTCTGGTTGAACAGTTGCATGGTGGTGTCAATCATCGGCTCCCTCCCTGTGCAGCATGGTCGCATGTGTGTGCGGGCGTGGTTACTGCTTTTTGTTGTCGCCGGGCGGCAAGAACGGCGCAGGGATGAGATTACGCGCGTGGTGGGTGATGATTGTTGCCGAATCATTTAACGGATACAAGGGGCTGGAACTATGAGTGAAACTCGCTTTCATGGCGCCCGCGTTACGGAAAGTACCGACCTGGTAACAGCAATTAACGACGTTGATTCCAGCGTTATCGGTATCGTGGCAACGGCGGACGATGCGGACGCGAAGCTGTTCCCGCTGAACAAGCCTGCATTAGTGACCCGCGTCAATGACGTGCTGGGAAAATGCGGGACAACGGGGACGCTGTACCGTGCGCTGAAACCCATTGCAGACCAGGTGAGCACAAAGGTGATCGTCGTTCGCGTGGCTGAACACAAAGAAGAAGACGGAAAAACACAGGATCAACTGGTTATCGGTGGTTCTGAATCCGACGGCAGCTATACGGGGATGTATGCGCTGCTTGTTGCAGAGCAGGATGAAAGCATCGGATACCGTCCGCGTATTCTGGCCGCGCCGGGGCTGGACACGGAGGCGGTGACAAAATCCCTGTGCGTGATTGCAGGTAAACTGCGCGCATTTGTGTATGCCTCCTGTCATGGCTGTAACACGATGGCTGAAGCCATTGCATACCGTGAAAAATTCAACGAACGCGAGCTGATGCTCCTGTGGCCGGACTTCATCGCTTACAACCCGAAAAGTGGCGAGAATGAGGTTTTCCCCGCGCCAGCCTATGCGTGCGGCCTTCGTGCGTACATTGACCATGAGCAGGGCTGGCACAAATCGCTGTCCAACGTTCCGGTCAAAAATGTGCTGGGGATGTCCAGGCATGTGTTCTGGTCGTTGCAGGCCGAAGACAGCGATGCCAACAGCCTCAACAACAAAGAAATCACAACCATCATTCGCCGCAACGGGTTCCGCTTCTGGGGTAACCGTACGCCGGAAACGAACGCCTACATTTTTGAGGTGTATACCCGAACCGCACAGGTGCTGGCTGACACGGTTGCGGAAGCGCAGTTTGAAACCATCGACAGTCCACTGACGCCTGCGAACGTGAAGGATGTTATCAGCGCTATGAGGGCAAAACTTGATTCGCTGGTTACTGCCGGGAAACTGATTGGCGCATCGTGCTGGTATGACATCGTGGATAACAGCACCACAGAATTGCGACAGGGGCGCGTGCGTATTCGCTATAAATATACGCCCGTTCCTCCGCTGGAAGATATGGAGCTTTACCAGGCGTTCACTGATGAGTTCTTTGGTCCTGCATTTGCGGTGCTTGGAGGTGCTTAATGGCCGTACCAAAACATCTTCGTTTTTTTACGCTGTTTGTGGATGGTGAAAATGAAGTGGGTAAGGTGACGTCTGTCACCCCGCCTAAACTGACGCGTAAAACCGACAGCTATCGTGGTGGTGGCATGATGGGGGCGGTGAGTATCGACCTCGGTCTGGACGATTCCGCGCTTGATGCGAGTTTTGTCATGGGGGGCGCCGTTCGTGCGCTGTTCCTTAAATATGGCGGAACAATGGACGGCACGCTGCTGCGTTTTGCGGGTGAATACTACACCGATGCAGAAAGCGACCTGTATGAAATCGAGATGCGCGGGCGTGTGACGGAAATTGATATGGGGGAGGCCAAACAGGGCGAAGCCACGTCACACACTTACGCTGTCAAAAACACCTACTACAAGCTGAGTATTAACGATCGTCCGGTGTGGGAAATTGACCTGGTGAACCACATCTACCGGAAGGATGGCAAGGACATTGTACCCGACCGCATCCGCTCCGCGCTCGGGCTCGGCTGATAAGTAATATGCAGGCGGCGCAGTGCGTCGCCTCTGACTGAAAGGAGTTTTCTGATGAAAGAGACGAAAAATACCAATACTGAAAACGCTGTGGTGGTTGCTGATACTGCGAAAGAAACCAGCGAGCGCGGCGTAAAACTTACCCAGCCAATTGAGCGAGGCGACGAAAAAATCACGTATGTGGAGATCACCGGGGCTATTGAGCAGGCTGGATCCCTGCGTGGTCTGTCGCTGTCTGATGTGCTGAATCTGAAAGCGGAATCCATGTTTACGCTGTTGTCACGCGTGACATCACCGCGACTGGATGAAGTGACGATCAAAAAAATGGCATCCTGTGACTTTATTCAGTTATGTGTGGTTGCCGTAAATTTTTTGAGCGGTGCGGACTCTGGCGGGAAGAACGAACAGGCGACGGAAGCCTGATCACGGTTGTGTGCTTTGAGCACATAGAAGACTTTGTGGCAGATATTGCCGTTATTTTTAACTGGTCGCCCGCCGAAATCTTCATGATGACGCCCGGCGAAGTGGTTAGCTGGCGTGAGCGGGCGGCACTTCGCAGTGGGAATGCAGACGATGAAGACTCTTGACATTCGGGTCGCCTTCAGTGCTGTTGACAGGCTGACCCGGCCAGCCGAAAACGCCCGCCGCCTGATGGGACAGCTTGGTGACTCCATCCAGCGAACGCAGGGGGCGATCAAAAATCTCGAGCGTCAGGCGCGTTCATTTGAGCGCGCCCGCGATGCTGTCAGTAAAGCGGATGCTGGCATCGTGAAAGCACGACGCCAGCTTAACGCCCTTCATCAGTTACAACGCACGGGTACGGTGCTCAGCGAAAAACAACAAAGGCTGATGCAGCAGTTAAGCACCCGGCTTGAACGCCTGAATGAATCGCGCACACGGGAAATTCAGAAAATGCGGGAGCTTGGCGGAGAGCTTAAACGCCACGGTATTTCCCTGACAGGCAGCGATAACACCATCCAGCAGGCCATCAGACGCACCGAACAGTACAACAACCAGCTTGAACGCGAACGACAGGCGCTTGCGCGTGTAACGCGGGCGCGTGAGCAGTATTCACGCGCGCAGGAAACAGCGGGAAAACTGAAAACGGGTGGTGCGCTGGCAACTGGTGCGGCAGCGGCTGGCGGCTATGCTGCCGGGCGTTTTTTGCAGCCCGCTATCGGATTCGGGAAAGAGATGTCCCGTGTGCAGGCGTTGACGCGAATTGACCAGAACAGCCCGCAGTTTAAGGCGCTGCGTGAGCAGGCGCTAAAGCTCGGCTCTGAAACGCAGTTTACTGCGAGTGATGCCGCCAGTGGGCAGGCATTTCTTGCTATGGCTGGCTTCACACCAGAAGCCATTCAGGCTGCGCTTCCCGGCGTGCTGAGCATGGCAACGGCTGGCGGTATGGACCTTGGCGAGACGGCGGATATTGGCTCAAATATCCTGACGCAGTTCGGCCTCTCTGCTGACCAGATGGACCGGGTCGGTGACACACTTACTGCGGCGTTTACCCGTACTAACACCGACCTTCGCGCGCTGGGCGAAACCATGAAATATGCAGGTCCGGTGGCGGGTAAGCTGGGAATATCGCTGGAGCAGGCCGCAGCGATGGCGGGCGTGCTGGCGAATATGGGTATCAGAGGGAGTGATGCCGGGACGGCAATGCGTGCCAGCCTTGCTCGTCTGGCATCACCGCCAAAGGCGGCAGCAGAGGCGCTGAAAGAGCTTGGTGTGGCTGTCTCTGATGCGAACGGCAAAATGCGCCCGATGGAGGATGTGCTGGCCGACCTTTATAAAGCCACCCGCAAATACGGGGAAGTTGACCGGGTATCGTTCTTTAAGGACATAGCCGGAGAAGAGGCCTTCACGTCATTTATGGCCCTCGTTGATGCGGCAGGTGACGGTTCTCTGCCCAAACTGAGAAAAGAACTTGAAGGCGCACACGGTGAGGCTGAACGCACGGCAAAGGTTATGGCTAATAACCTTGATGGCGACCTGAAATCACTCGGCAGTGCATGGGAGGGGCTGCGTATCCGCATTGCGGATCTGATTGACGGTCCGCTGCGCTCTGTCACGCAGTGGCTCACTCGGGTGGTCTCAAAGGTGACGGAGCTGGCGCAGGCCCATCCGGCACTGACGCGCCAGCTACTGATTGCAGGCGGTGCGCTGTTGGCAATGACTGCAACGGTTGGCTCGTTGTCACTGGCTCTTGGGGTGCTTGCTGGCCCGCTGGCAAAACTGCGTCTTGGTTTTTCCCTCCTGACCGGATCAATGAATGCTGTCAGGGTCCTGCCAGCGCTGTGGGGAATGGTGGCGGGTTCCGTCTCTTTACTGGGAGGCGCTATCGGGGCGTTGTTCAGCCCGGTCGGTCTTATCGTAGCTGCGCTTGCCGGAGCTGCCGTTCTCATCTGGAAATACTGGGACCCAATCAGGGCATTTTTTGCCGGGGTGTTCAGCGGGATTATGGAGCGGCTGGCCCCGTTGCGCGAAACCTTTGAACGGTTTGGCCCTGTTTTCGAACTGGTTCGTGATGGCGTGATTCAGGTCTTTAACTGGTTTACATCGCTGCTGTCACCGATGGAATCCAGCAAGGAAACGCTGGATAAATGCACCAGTGCTGGCGAGGTGTTCGGCAACGTTCTTGGCGGTGCGTTACAGCTTGTCCTGACGCCTGCAAAAATGCTGCTGGATACGCTGGCATGGATACTGGAAAAACTTGGCGTCCTTCCAGATGAAGCGGAAAGGGCGAGAAAGAAAATCGAAGACGCGCAGCGTGCGGCCATTCTTCAGGACAAGGTTGCTTTGCTTCAGGGGGACCTGGCAAAAATCAATCCGCCGAAATCTGCGGAAACAGGGACCGGAGGCGATAAGCCTAAAGACAACAAGCCGCTCACGGACAACAACACTGGCACGCTGCGCAGGCTCAGCAAAATTGCAGATAACACAGGCAAGCTGGTTGATGAGACGAAAAAGCGTATCGGCCCCGGTGATATTGTCTTTAAGAATTTGCCCCGTGCGCTTGCTGTTCGTGGGGAGTGGCAGGAGCGAAAGGTTGCGCAGAGCAACAAGGCTCTTCCTGCAATCAATATCACTCCCGCGCCCCCGGCTCCGTTATCTCCGGCGCTGCCCCCTGTTGTTGCAGCAAGCTCCCGTCCGGTCGTGGAGGCCGCACGTGCGCCAGTTGCGCCCGTTTCCGCATCTTCCCGCAGCCGGGAGGCTGCGATCCCCGGATTTGGTGGTGAAATTCATGTCCATCTGCATAACGTTGTTACGCAGAATCCTCGCGAACTGGCGAAACTGGTCGGTGAAATGGTCAGGGCAGAAATGGAACGGCGTGCCCGTGCCGGGCGTGGCAGTTTTTACGATAAAGATTGAGGAGTCATGGCCATGATGATGATCTACGGCATGTTTGTTTTTGAGCTGCGCACGTTGCCGCATCAGCAGTTACAGCAAAACAAAAGCTGGCGACATGTGAAAAACGAGCGCGTTAACCGTTCAGCAAGCTGGCAGTATATCGGTGCAGGTGATGATCGCATCGTTCTTTCCGGCGTGCTTTATCCTGAGATTACAGGCGGCGAAGTGTCGCTGTCGCTGCTGACCACGCAGGCGTATATGGGGCGCCCGTGGCCTCTGATTGATGGCGTCGGGCAGATTTACGGCATGTATGTTCTGACCGAAACGAGCACGACCCGCTCTGAACTGGATCGCTACGGGAAAGCGAAAAAGATAGAGTTTTCCCTGACCCTTGAACGCTGTGATGAGGATTTGCGGGAACGCCTGCAATCCTCAGCGTTCAGTGATATGCTGTCCGGCCTTAAAGATAAGGTGACAGCATCCCTTAACAGCGCGACCAGTTCAGTTAAAGGGTTGTTCTGATTTAATGCAAAACCGCTAATGATCAGATTAGCGGTTTTTTGTTTCCTCTGGTCTTATCTGTTGTTCCGGTTGATTCTCCCGCGGGGTGGTAACGATAAATCGTCGATATACCAATACCGTAAATTATGGCCAGTTGTTTTCTGTCATGGCCGTTTTTAATCAACCTTGCTATTTGCTCATGTTGCTCTTTTGTCAGTTTCGGGCGACGCCCACCAATGCGCCCCTGTGCGCGTGCTGCTGCCAGTCCGGCCAGTGTTCGCTCAACAATTAATTCACGTTCCATTTCAGCCAGGGCGCCCATCACGTGGAAGAAAAAGCGCCCCATTGGTGTACTGGTATCAATTGAATCCGTCAGACTACGAAAATTGACACCTTTTTCCCGTAATTCCTCAATCAGTGTGATCAGGTGTTTCATGCTTCTGCCCAGCCTGTCCAGTTTCCAGACAACCAGCGTATCGCCTTCTGACAGCGTTCTGAGCAGTTTTTTCAATCCCGGTCTGGCTGATTTTGTTCCGCTGATTTTATCTTCAAAAATCAGTTCACATCCTGCGCTATTGAGCGCATTGCGTTGCAAATCCGTGTTCTGGTCATTTGTTGACACGCGTACATAGCCAATCAGCACGTTGAATCTCCCGCTCAAAAGCACAAATCATGCCATGTGGGCCAGAAACGACCATTATCAAAAACCTCGGTTTGCAGGAAACGGTAAATCAGGCCGCTGGCGCATTGCAGAAAAACCAGAACGGCGCAGATATTCCAGGTAAAGACACTTTTGCAAAAAATATTAGTGCAGCGCGTGCTTTTAGCGGCTCTTACAGCACAGAAGGTGGAAACTGGACTACAGCTCAGTTTATTGAGTGGCTTGATTCGGTAGGCGCTTTTAATCACCCATACTGGATGTGCAAAGGCTCCTGGTCATATGCCAATAATAAACTTATTACCGATACGGGCTGTGGCAATATTCATCTTGCTGGCGCTGTTATTGAGGTAATGGGAATAAAGTCTGCAATGACTATTCGTATTACCACACCAACAACATCAAGCGGTGGGGGCGCTACAAGCGCGCAATTTACTTATATTAACCACGGGGACAACTATGCTCCTGGCTGGCGGCGTGACTGGAACCGTTACGGCGATTCTATGTCTGGAACTATTAATCAGGATAGTGGAAGCCAGAATGCCTATATGTCTACGGCCTTATGTTCAGGCACCAGAGGCGGCAAAAAATATCTCAGAAAGTTTCGTGGTGGAGAAGGAGATACTATCTGGCACGAAACAGTACAGGGCGGGGTAATTCGCTGGGCGACAGGAAACTATGACGCTCAGGAAGAATTATCACTCAGCTCCGCTTATGGTCTCCGTTCAAGAGGTGAAATTACATCGCTCTATGCCAATGGTCTTCGCGTTGCTTATGGCAATTATGGTTTCTTTATCAGAAATGACGGCAAAGATACTTATTTTATGCTGACTGCATCCGGTGACAGATTTGGCTCATGGAATAATTTAAGACCACTTACTATTAACAACGCCAATGGTGCTGTTTCAATTGGGCATGGGTTAAATGTTACCGGACGTGTTAACCCATCAGATTACGGAAATTTTGATTCCCGCTATGTGCGTGACATTCGCATGGGAGCTAACCAGAGCGGGATAAAATGGGGTGGCGAAGGTGGAACACTTCCGGCGGGATATGTTCTCACTGGCGGGAATTTTGATGACGACTGGGAATGGCCTGTTTATGCACCTGTTCAGAAATATATTAATGGTCAGTGGTACAATGTAGGACGTGCTTAATATGATGCATTTAAAAAATATTAAAGCAGGAAATCCAAAAACTATCGAACAGTATCAACTTACAAAAGAATTTGATGTTGTCTGGTTATGGTCGGAAGAAGGTAAGAACTGGTATGAGGAACAAAAAAATTTCCAGCCAGACACGTTAAAAGTGGCATATAACCAGGATGGTATTATTTGCTGCATAGAGAAAGACGCATCCCTGATTAATCCAGAGGGAATGAGTGTGATCGAGTTACCCAATATTACGGCAAACCGACGCGCTGATATTTCCGGCAACTGGATGATTAAGGATGGTGCTGTAATTAAAAGAGTCTATACAGAAGATGAATTACAACAGCAGGCTGAATCACAAAAAGCAGCTTTGCTTTCCGAAGCTGAATCAGTCATCCAGCTGCTGGAACGTGCCGTCAGGATGAATCTGGCAACAGATGAGGAACGTACACAGCTGGATGCCTGGGAACGCTACAGCGTTCTGGTTAGCCACGTGGATACGGCAAATCCTGAATGGCCACAAAAGCCAGAATAAGAAAAGGCCCGAACGGGCCTTCTCTCATTCTGGTTGTTCAGGAAACGTTACTGGCAGGACGGAGGTATCCGTAGACTCCACTTTCTGCGCGTAGAGCAGCCACTCGGTCAATTTTTGTTTATTCTCAGCAGAAATAATTCCAAGTCGTAGCTGAGAATCCCATAGCTGGGTTTTATCCCTGACGAGTTGTAACAGGTTTTGCTTCTCATTTTCCGCCTGTTGTCTCTGTTCTTCTTCGGTATATTCCCGCTTTATCACTGCGCCATCTTTGAACATCCAGTTACCAGAAATATCGACCCGTCGATTGGCTGTAATATTGGGAACCTCAATAACGCTTAAACCTTCAGGGTTAATTGTCGATACATCCTTATCTACAGCCACAATGATTCCATCGGCTGTGTAAGCAAATTTTATTGTATCTTCCTGAAAGTTTTTCTGTTCCTCATACCAGTTTCTATCGTCATCAGAATACAACCAGACAACGCCAAATTGTCGTGTTAATTCATATTGTTCTACGGTTTTGGGGTTTCCTGCTTTAATATTTTTTAAATGCATCATAATTAAATACTTCCTGCATTATACCAGGTGCCATTGATACAATATTGCACTGGCCTTGCCTGTGTTGTATCAATAAGTTCATCTTTGTTTGAGTTAACGGAACCTGTAACAACGTAACCAGATTTATCGCCCCAGCCAGGACCATTCCATGTTTGCGCTGATGATTTTGTACCTAATCGAATACCTGTAATAAATCGTGAATTGCATTCTGCTTTGGTATATGCACCAATATCTCCCGCTGATGGTTTATGAGCGGTTGTATATAGTTGCGCCCATCCAGACCAGTTAGCATCTGCGGTATCTCGTCGGGAGCGAATATACGCCGGAGCATGAGCGCCGCTGGTTCCACTCCACCCAATAAATAACTCTCCTTCGCCAACTGCCGCTACGCCAGTAAGATGAAGAACATTGCCATAAGTAAAAGGATATCCATTGTTGTACGCTTCATACATTTGGATACCTGGCGTACCCTTTGCGCTTCCACCTAATGCTGTAACACGGTTGCGAGATACTAACGTATTAATATTTATATCGCTGGAACCATCAAATTTAACTCCATTAATATTTCTTACTGTTTTCAGTTTTGTCGCAGTAGCGGCATTGCCGGACAGTTCCCCGGAAAGGCCGCCGTTGAATGTTTGTCGATTAGTCCAGGTATTCTCTGTACTGAGTAACGGTATTTTTTCTCCGCTCGTGCCGAGTTCTTGTAAACCGAGGTATTCGATAACGGAGGCAACGGTCGCTTTAGCCAGAATATCCCGCCCGACTTTTGTCAGAGTTGCCAGGCTGGCGGTATCATTCCCTGTAAAATACGGAAACCTGTCTGCCGCAGTAGCAAGCCCGGCCAGCGCCGTCAGGGTGGCGTCTTTCGGCTGCTTGCCCGCAAGCGCGTTGGTCATAGTGGTCGCAAAGTTCGGGTCATTGCCCAATGCCGCAGCCAGCTCGTTCAGCGTATTCAGTGCGTCAGGTGATGAGTCTACAAGTGCGGCAATCGCGGCCATAACGAACGCCGTGTTTGCTATCTGAGTATTGTTAGTACCCTTTGGCGCAGTTGGTGCGGTTGGCGTTCCGGTGAGTGCCGGACTCGACAGCGGCGCTTTCTTGTTCGTTTCATCCATTACCGCCTTAACAGCTTTTGGCGTCGCAGCCAGCGTTTCAGACGTGCTGTTGGTCGCACTGCTTAACTGAGTAAAGCCTTTTGCGGTCAGCGAGGCATCCGGGTGACGTCGTGACTGTTCATGCTCTTTTAGTTTGTCATCCACGTAATCCACTGTGGCCATCACCATGGTGTTATCCACGGTAAGCGCCACGGTGGCCGTGCTGGATACGGTCAGGATGGTGCGAAATGTTTGCGCACGCCCGGACCCTTCGGCAACGGTTGGCTTGTAACTTTCGGCAGTATTGCCCACCGCGATTAAATCGCCGTGCTCATCAAACACACCAATTTCCCGGATCCAGAATCCGCCCGTTTCTGGAGGAATAACCAGCTCCGCAATAATGCGGTTCTGATGTGTTGCGTCCAGGAAGACGCGATTAACGGTATGTCGCCACACCTCATGCACGAGACGGGTCTGCTTACTGTCTGGCGTGGGTAAAGTACCGCCGCCGTCACCCACGGCCATATGTGTCAGGCGGACGGGTTTGCCATCTGGTGCGGCTGCCTGTGCTAATTTTTTTGCACCCGTATCGGTGATAACGGTTTTAAATTTTCGTGTTGTGGTGCTCATGCTTAATCGCCTGGATAAATGGTAATAACTTCACCGTCATAAGTTGCCGCCGCTGCGAAAATATCCCCCGGGATTTCCTGAATGATATTCAGCCCTGTCATGTGGCGGCTGACCGGGCGGGCATCAGCAATCAACCGCTCCATTTCCAGATACATTTCCTCCGTCACGCCACTGTCCAGTGTGCCGACTTCAACGGTAAATGTTCCCGGTTCTCCGCCGAACTCCCACCACTCAGACACGCGAATGAGGTATCCCAGCGGCTCAATGGCCCGGCGCAGTGCGCTGATGGTCCCCTTGTGTCGGTGTATCAGCCACGCATCGCGAATCACCTGGCGTTTTGTTTCCTCCGGCCAGTTGCGGTCCCAGCGGTCAACGGAAAACGCCCAGGCGAGATAAGGCAGCAGATGCACCGGGCATGTGTCCGGCGACCACAGCGTGTTGAGGTCTACCGGAATGTCTGTAATGCGCGTTCCGACGGCTTCGGCACAACGCATGAAATTGCTGGCTGATGGTGGTAACAGTGAATTACTCATTGCGCCCACCTTCGCTGATGGTGAATGACTCACAACGCGCCGCCTGTATGTCGCTGATGGCTATATTCTGGGTGGGTTCGATTATCTCCACGCGTTGCACGCCGTGCACATGAAGTGCGGCAGCAATGGCTGACAGCGCCACGTCCTGACCGATAAGTCCCTGCTCAGACAGCCACTTCCTGAACGACGATTCCGCAGCGGCCAGAATAGGTTCGGATTCCGGGCCGGGGTAAAAGTACAGTTTTGCATTCAGCCGCCATGTCACGATTCTGGCGCTCTGTACGGTCAGGCGGTCGGCCACCGGGCGAGTGTCCTCCGCGTTCAGAGCAGTGCGAACGGTATTGAGCAATGCCTCCGTTGCTGTGCCGTCGCCTTCAGTGGACAGGATGGAAACCGTCACATTTGCCGGAGAGGGACTGATAGCCCGTGCATCACGCACCAGACCGCTGGCACTGCGGGCAAAATACTCGTATGCACCTGACGGGCCAGCAACGCTCAGCCCGTCGTACGCCCGCTGCGCCCGCAGTCTCAGCGAGGTGTCGCTTTCCATCACCGCGTCGGTGGTATCCGTTGCCGGAGTGATAACCAGGCGCTTTGTGTTCATATTACCTGCGAGGTTGTCCAGGTCTGTCCCGGCGCTGTGGCTTAACATGCAGGCGCGTGCGCCCTCGTTGACCCGCTGGCGTAACAGCATTTCACGAAACGACATGGTTTGAGCGATAACGTTCAGGGGTTCCGATTCCAGCTCCAGCGCTGCGGAGACGGCGGCGCGCTGTTCGGCCGGATAAGCCGCAATCATCATGGCCTTTGTGTCAGCCAGAATTGCCTCAAAATCAGGCTCCGCGATGATGGCGGGTTCCGGTAACTGTGAAAGGTCAACGGCAGGCATGATTTACTCCCTCAGCGTGATGGTTAATTCAACATTCTGCATGGTCTGCATGACAGTACCCGATAGTGTCACCCCGGCGCGCCCCCCCGCCTTCCAGACAACATCAATGGCATTCAGGGCAATGCGTGGCTCCCATCGTGTCAGTGCAATCACAGCAGCGCTCATGCATTGCAGACGCGTAGTGTTATTCATGGGTTCGTCAATCAAATCAGGGACAAGACTGCCATATTCCCGTCGCATAACCCGGCTGGCCAGCGGGGTGGTCAGAATGTCCCTGACGGACTGCTTCAGGTGTGCCATATCGCTCAGGTGTCCCGTTCCGTCCGGGTTCATTCCTGTGTAATGGGCTGTCACTGCGGGCCTCCTGTTGTGCTGCCACCGCTTTCCACACCGCCATGTTTGTGCGTGTGTACGGTCACGCCGTTGGAGGTGAAGTCGCCGCCGCTGTGCGTGATATTGCCGCTCATCTTTCCCCCTTTTGTGACGTCAAGCGTCGCCGTTCTCAGAAGGTCTGTGCATTCCACGACGGGGGTGTCCAGTTTCACGCTGACGGATGCCTGCAAAGTGGCCGTTTTCATGCCGCTGGCGCTCAGCGCGCCAGCGTCTGCGTCGTAGCGGAACACCGCGCCATCCGGCGCGCTGACCACGATTTCTTTCAGGCTTTTGCCGGGGGCCGGATTGGCATCACTCCACAGGCTGCCAATTATCATGGCGGTTTCCGGGTTGCCGCCAATGCAGGCAATTACCACCTGTTCGCCGGGTGATGGCGGCAGCCACACATTGAAGGCTCCCGCGCGCGTGGTGTTCCAGCGCAACCAGCCTGTTTCCAGTCCGCCGCTGAGGACCCGCACGCACCAGGATTTCTCATCAACTTCAGAGATGATCCCGGTGCGGATGATATTGCTCAGCAGTCTCATAAGTTCTGCGTTCACTGTACTGCCTCCGCAATCCGGCCCAGCACCGTGTTATAAATCAGGCGCTCATCCGCCTGACTGATACCCAGCAGCTCACGTACCGGGTAATCGGTGAAAATACCCGGCGCAACCTGATCGCGTTCACCGAACTGATGAACGCGTGCAATACGTGCGGCCACGCCGCTGTAACCCACTGTCACACCGGAGGCATCCGCGCGGGCTTTCAGGTAACGGGCGGTGCGCAGTTTTACGAACATGGGGACGTGCTTTGTGCTGTCCTGGTTGATACGCCGGGTGCGTATTTCCAGAAAACGGTCGATGTCATCCCGGTAAAACGTGCGGATATTGTTTTTATCCTCATCCCACCCGGTAATGGTTCGCCCGTATTTCCCTGTGTCGTGATGCCAGTTTTTCAGCGTGCGTGTTTCGTTATTCCAGATAAAGCGAATGCGCTCCTGTATCCGGGTTACGCGGCGTCTGCGTGGTGTCCATGCGGTCCCGCCCGGCGCTTTCTGTGACCGGATACGTGCCTGCTGGGCGCGGCGTAAATCCTGTGCCAGTTTTCTGGCGATGTTATTGATGGCCTGCTGATTCAGGCTGTCGCGGATAGCCTCGAAGGTTTCATCCGCGCGGGTGAATGCCTTATCCATCGCTTTCGCCCCACGTCACATCCTGGAATACATGTGACCAGTCGCCTTCGGAAGATGGCAGGCGGGGTTTTGGCTCCGGCAGGTGTTCTGCCTGTGGTGTGCCCTGACTGCTGCGCGTGACGCGAACGCGCTCCCGCAGGGGCAGTGTAAACAGGATGTCGGCGCTGTCATCGTCATTAATAACGGCAGAAAATTTGATGTCCTGATTACGCTCAGGGTTGAGCAACAACTGCGGCTGATTCTCCGATAACCACGCCAGCAGCGGCAGAGTCAGGTCGTCCAGCTCCCCGGCGTAATCCATGACAAACATCACCATCTGATAGCGGTAAGCAAACGAGGGAGTTTCTCCGGTCGTTTCAATGTTGCCGCTCTCCACGAAAATGGTGAATTTCTCCGGGTTGGCGTGACACCATCGACATGAACGGGTCATGGCTTCACGCAGGGAATCAGTTTTCAGCATGGCTGTTGTCCTCGTTGTTCAGTCGTTGCAGTCTGCGCTGCTCCAGTAATTCAATGGCCCGTTTATCCGCGTTACAGGTTTCCAGTGCATCCAGAAGGCGGTCGCCCCATATACCGAGGTTTCCCCAGGTGGGAGTATCAGGGAAGGGGGGAGGCGTTACCGGTATGGTCAGCGTCTGCGGTATAAGCCGGGCCGATGGCGCTGGCAGTGGCGCGTTCTGCGTGCCTGCGCAACCTGTCAGTAAAACGAGCGTCAGGCAAAGCGTGGGCGCATTCATCTTTTGCAATATCGTTGCGTAGTTGTTCACGTCTGGCCTCTCCATCCTGATTGCGTTGCTGATTTTCCACGCGGAGTTGCGCCAGCACCTGCTGCATATCCTGTACCCCGGTGCTGATGATATTCAGGGTGTCTACGGTACTTTTCAGGGCGCTGGCCTGCGCTTCGTTTCTGGCGTTCTCCCGGCCCAGCGACCACGACAGACGCATGGATGTTCCCCATGCGGCAATCAGAAGGAAAGCAACACCCAGCGTGGGCCAGAGCTTCATGCCGGATAGGCTCCGTGTGGTAACTGAAAATGCGGTCCGTCTTTCAGGGTCTTCCAGTCGCCGCCCCATTCCACTGGAATATTCAGTTCCCGGCTGGCCTGTCTGAATGCTGCTGCGATTTTTTCGTACAGCGGCCATTCCCATGACACCTGACTGCCGATATAAGCCACAACATCCACGGCATGTCCCGTAAGGTGGCGGCTGTTCATGGTCTGGCTCTTACCTGTGGCCACAAGTTGCTTCTGGCGGTAACGGCTGCGCAACCCTTCGGTGATACCAAAATCCACTTCCGAGATTTCCAGTGCCCGTCGGGTCACTTTCACCAGATCAGGATTTACGCCCTGCAAATTCTTTTCGCTCCGGCTGCTGAATTTAAATGTGTTGCTCATTCGTCTTTCTCCTTCACCCTGCGATTAAAGGCCGCAATAACCTTGTCGCGTGCTTTCTCTGCCCCCATAAAACCGATTGATGCGCCGATAAACGTCACGGCATCTTCAGGAAAACCGAAGAAGCGCAACGACCCGGCCACAGCCATGGCAAGAACGCCGCACGCCAGCGATCCCGTTACGGTCTGAACCAGTGTTCGTCCGTCATAAAGACTCATCAGCGCGGAAATGCTGACCGCCGCGCCTACTGCATACACCGTTGGCAGGTGGTCAAGGAGCCACGCAATAACCTGCTCTGTGATCCCTGTTTGAATGGTGCTCACCGCTACTCTCCCCACAACTGAATCATTTCTCGTTTCTTCTTCTCCGGCTCCGGCATCTCCACTTCCTGCCCGGCGTTCAGAAATACCTGCTGACAGAGCCCTGGGTTGGCATCCAGCACCTTTTCGGTGACGCCCTGCGTCATGCCGTAGTAGCGGAAACAGAGCGAATCCACGGTGTCGCCTGCCAGTGCCTTCACTTTCATCAGCACAGCTCCGCAAACATTCGTGGTCTTCCCAGAATGTCAGAGATGGCCCAGCTCACATCGCGCCACAGGTCCGCAGCCTGTGCGTCCAGTGCATCTGCCCGGCGCTCGCCCTTATCCGTTGTGTCCGCATCGCGGTAACGCTCCAGAATCAGGGCACGGGTGGCGGTATAAACCGCATTGCGCCAGTGCCAGAGATTGACGCTTTCTCCGTTAATTAATGGCGCCGGGACATCGGCCAGCGTTTCGTGTCCGGCTGCCTGCTGTTCCTGCTGCCACGCTTCCAGCTCACGGGTAACGTGGGCCACCGCCCCGGTGGCGGTATGCAGCAGGCGGGAGGTGGTCACGCGGCCCGGCAGTCGTACCGCCAGACGCAGCTCACGCAGCACAATATCCGGCCAGAATGCCCCCGCAGAAATACGGGTATCGCCATCATCGGTATCAGTGATGTCATCCTCTGCGGGGCGGGTTTCGGTTCTGGCAACCATACTCATGGGGTTCACTCCTGAAAAAATCGGGCGGTGGGTGCGCGGTGTAAACGGTCACGGAGTCAAACCGGAACACCGCGCACGCCGCCCGCTGACGGGGTCAGTCGTTAACCGCGCTTCGCCTTCTGCGTCGCGGTGGTTTTTCGTATTGCAGGCTTCCGCGTTGTCTTTTTACTTTTGCTGCTTTCGTCCTGCGCCTGCTGTGCGCTGGCAACTGGTGCGGCTGCGGAATCGGCTTTTTTCAGGGCGCGGGAAAGGGTTGCAATCTCGCGTTTCACACCTGCGTTAGGGTTCAGGTGCATCGCTTCGCGCAGCAGCTTCAGTGATAAGGCCATGTTGTCTGCATCGGTCAGACCACGACGGGCAAAGGCGCACGCCTTGCATAATTTGGCGCGCACTTCGTCCGGCATGTCCTGGTCTGTGACAATCTCCCGGAGGGTGTCCAGTGGTTCGATAAAGGCGGACAAATCCGCGTCAGCATCCGTCCCGGCCTGCGTCAGTACCGGGTTGCAGATTTCTTCGGTCAGTACCGTGGCAGCAGTACGGCCAAAGTTATCCGGCATAATGAGGTTATGACGGACCACATACGCACCAATACGCAACGCAAGCGGAAGATCGCCGCAGTCAATCGCCCACACCATCAGCGTGGCAATCACTTCATCCTGCTGCCCGCCGTCAGCCTCCAGCGTTCCCTCAATCCAGCCTGAAAAATCCGGCAACAACTCTTTTTTGATGGCGGCTTTCGCGCTTCTGGCCTGTACGCCCTTAAGCCGGGCCTGTGCCAGACGCAGACGATACAGCACCTCTTCATGCGCGGTACGCGCGGCGTGGTCCACGCCTTCATTCGCCCGGCCTGCGCGCTGTGCCATCACGTTCTGCCAGTGTTGTTGTGCAGGAGTAATCATTTTTTCTCTCCGTTACAGGCGGGCATGATGCCCGCC